GATGTTTATGACACAAAAGATGAAGCACCAGAAGGCGCAACAGAGCGAACAAGAATGGGCGTTAGATACCCAGAGTTACTAGCGTTTATTGGTGCAGCAACAGAACAAAGACTGACTAGCATTGAGGCTAGGCTAACGGCACTGGAGGCAGAATAATGGCTGGATATGTAGGCAATATACCTGTTCCACAGGCTACCCAAACAAGACAACAATTTACAGCTACAGCTAATCAAACCTCGTTTCCTACGATTGGCTATACTGCTGGGTTTGTAGATGTGTTTCTTAACGGTGTTAAACTTTTAGATGGTGTTGATTATGCAGCTACTAACGGTTCTGATGTTGTGCTTACCACAGGGGCTGCACTCAATGACGTTTTAGAAGTTACTATTTTCACTGCTGAAGATTTAGCAACAGCTAGTGGTGGCGGTAGATACAAGGGTGAGCGAGGCACAGTCGGCGCGGCTGCTGGTGCTGGTGACATATTCAGAGTTCACGAACAACAACTAGACACAGACACAACAATAGATAGTACAGAAAACGCCTCTTGCACTGGCCCACTTACAGTAGCTAGTGGTGTTACCCTGACTGTCTCTGGAAACTTAACGGTGGTATAGATGGGAACACTAACGGTACAAACACTGCAAGCTCCTACAAGTGGGGCTAATGCAAATAAACTTCTTGTCGGTAGTGGTCATACACTTTATGCGGCTGGTCATGTTATTCAAACAGTTTCAGCAACCACTGCTGATTTTATACCAAGAGCAACAACCACTTCAGGAAGTTTTGTAACTACTGGGTATGACTTAACAATTACTCCAACAAGTACGTCTAGTAAAATTTTAGGTAGGTTTTCAATATCAACAGGTCTTACTAGTGCTGGTCAGTATNGTTACTATAGAATTTATACTAGTCATAATGGTGGTTATTATACTGGAGCAGAAGCACATATGGGTAATCCTCAACATTGGNGTACNATAAGCGGTGAGGCTTTAGACAGCCCTGCAACAACTTCAGCAATAACTTATAGTATTTACTTTATGGCAAGTGGAGGTGCCGAAACTCGTGCTGGGTGGAGTAGTTTTAGTTCGGCTGGTTATACCAATGACCAAAACGGAAACAGTTTTACTTTGCAGGAGATAGCAGGATGAGCATACTCAAAGTCGATACTCTCCAGCCAGCGACAGGTTCAGTGGTTCATGCTGCTGGTCATATTATTCAAACTCAAGTACATAGCTGGACTACCGCAACAACTAATACTTCATCTTCTTTTGCAGATGTAACTGGAAGCAGCTTTTCTTTTACACCTAAATTTGCAACAAGTGATTTAATGCTGCACTCTTCTGTTTCATACAATGTGTATAGTGGTAGTAGTTATTCTTATGCTGGTGGTATAGTTCGATTTAATATTGATGGCTCTACACCAGATTATAACGGTCAGGCTTATGAAATATATTTTGAGGGTAATGGTCTTAGTGCGGGTATGAATGCACACAATAGAGTAAATAAAACAATAAAAATTGCCGCATCTAATACTAACGCAAAAACAATAAAATTAGAATGTGTTAAGTATGCTAATACAACAGGAATTATTATTAGTGGCGGTACTTATTACACCTCAACAATACTTGTTCAGGAGATAGCCCAATGAGTTCAGTATTAAAAGTAGATGCAATACAGAATACTGCTGGTACTTCTGCGTTGACTATAGATAGTAGTGGTAGGCTCTCACAACCACAAAAACCTTCTGTGACAGTAGACATAAGTACAAGTGGTTATGTTAACACTGCAAATAACGCAGTTGTACCTTTTAACAATGTTCAGTTTTCACAAGGCGGTGGCAATACTGCTTTCAATACAAGCACTTCTATATTTACTTGTCCTCTCTCTGGTATTTATTTGTGTACGTTTTTTGGCTTGGCAGAATCAAGCGAAACTAATTTAGATGTTTCTTTATTTAATGGCAGTACAAGAGTGCAAAGAATATACCAATCAAACAATAGAGGTATTAGCGGAACTGGTATAATAGTAGCATCTGCAAATGACCAATTATCTTATAAAAATAGTGTAGGTGCAGCTAGGGGATTTTTGGGAACAGGTGGTAACGCAGATAATAGATATACTATAGCATCTTTTACTTTTTTAGGTTGAATAGGATAGGAAACATGACAGACATAGCAACAGCACTAAACGAGTTGGGTATTACGGAGTGGGTTCTTCGTGGTGAACCAACAACAGAAGCAGAGTTCAATGAAATGTTCCGAAAGGTAACAGGCTCAGATGACAATGGCACTGCAATAGAAAGCAGTAATCCTAGTGATTTTGGCACAACTTGGTCGGCTGTGTCAGCTAAGAAAACTGAGCTGGTCAATGCCAAGCCAATGGCTGACCTTCGAGCGGAGCGTGACAGACGGTTGGCTGAGACAGATTGGATGGCTAACTCTGACGTTACCATGTCTGATGCTTGGAAAACATACAGACAAAACTTGCGTGACGTTCCAGCGCAAGATGAGGTCACTGGATTAGATGATGTAACTTGGCCTACAAAGCCATCGTGAGGTAGACAATGAGTTTAGCAAGAGACATAGCAGACCTTGGTTCTTCAGCTACTAGGCTCGATACCGTTGGGTCTAATGTTGTAATAAATGGCGCAATGAACGTGGCACAGAGGGCAACGTCAGCTACTGGTGTAGGTTCAGGCTTTGCATATCCAACATTAGACAGATTTAAAATAGTTCCATCAACTAGTGGTCGAGCCACAATGACTCAAACTGCTGACGGCCCTGCTGGTTTTGCTAACTGTTTAAAATTAGAATGTACTACTGCTGATACATCTATAGCTGCAACTGAGTATTTTATTCTTAGACAATCTTTCGAAGGACAGGACTTACAGCAATTTAAAAAAGGTACGTCTAGTGCTGAAAAAATAGTTGTTTCTTTTTATGTTAAGGGTAATGCAAGTGCTACCTATACTTGCGAATTAGATGATGCAGATAACACTAGACATAACAGCCAAGAGTTTTCTGTTACTACTGATTGGACTAGAGTTATTCTTACTTTTGATGGAGATACAACTGGTGCTTTTGATGATGATAATGCTAGAAGTTTGAACTTAGACTTTTGGCTTCATGCTGGTTCAAATTATACTGGGGGAACACATACAGATAATGTTTGGCACACTACTACCAACCAAAGAGTAGGTGATAATCAAACTTCTTTTTTCGACAGTACATCAAGAACCTTCTTCATAACAGGAATACAAATGGAAGCTAAAAGAGTTACGGACTTCGAGCATGAACCGTACTCAGTCACTCTAGCCAAAGCAAAAAGGTATTATGATCAAACGATTTGGAGTGGAATAGGTGTTGGTAGTTCTTATGCCAACAATGCTTGGAATTATAAACCATTAAAACATGATGCAATAATGAGGGCTACTCCTACAGTTTCATATTCTTGTTCCAATGAAGGAACATGGGGCAGTACAGCACACATAAATACTATTGTTGCTAGAGATGAACACTGGAGTTTAATGACCCAAAAGGCAAATGCCGCTGTTTTAGACATCTATCTTGCAGCAGCACTAACTTTGAAATGTGATGCGGAGTTATAGATATGAATATTGAATCGGCGAAATATCTTGTTTTAGGTGATGGTCATAAAAGTATTCAAGCAACCATTGATGAGGTTGAAATGAATGTACCATTAGATCCAAACAATCGCCACTATGCAGCCATCCTTGAGTGGGCAAAAGAAGACGGTAACGAGATAGCCGAAGCGGATTAATGTACAAAAGGAGAATGTAACCTATGCCACATATATATGATTTGAATCCCCATCTGCGCCCGGACGCCGCACCTAAACCCAAGAGGGCTAGGAACGCTGACGGCACGTTAAAAGCGGATGACCCCTCTACGCCTGACGTTAATGAAGCTTGGCAAGTACAGCTTCCAAAGAAAAAAGCTGGGCGTCCTAAGAAGAAAAGTTGATGGAACTGCCCAAGGTAAATATAGCTGTTGCTGCTTCGGCGGTGGTGGCGATTGTATCTACTGTGGGCGGCGGTATTTGGTATGCTTCTTCTCAAGCGTCTGTAATTGAAAGCCTGACAGAACAGGTTAACACACTGACCATTGAGAACAATGCCACGGATAGAACTAATCTCATTCGGGATGTAGCGGAAAATGCTGAGAGAATAGATGAGATTATAGACTACATCGTTGAGGTTGAAGAGGACGGTGGCGAAACGATTGATGAAATATACGACGAGTTCGAAGAGGTATATGAAACCCAAGAAGGATTTATTCTACAGTTTAACCAAATCGTCAAATTGCAAGCTAGAGTAAAGACGCTCGAAAACACATTAGAATTTTTAGCAAGACGCCCCACACTGTCCGACGGTAGATAGCATGGACCCCTTAATTATTCTTGGAACTGTCAAGGGCGCAATTCAGGCCGGAAAATCTCTTTCATCTCTGTCTAAGGAGATAGGTAATTTCTTTGACGCAACAGATGCAGCAAAAAAAAAGCTACAGAAAAAAGGCGCAAGCGGTAAAAATGTAAACGCCATTGCAATGGAGAGGTTTGCCAAACTCAGACAAGCTGCTGAAGCCGAAGAGGAACTTAAAAAATTTATATGCGAGTCGTTGGGGCCTAGTCATTGGCAGACGCTTCTCAAAATAAGACGAGAGGTTTTACAAGAGAAGCGCGAGGCAGAGGCTCAGGCGAGGCGTGAGGCTATACAAAGGCAAGAGATAGCCATCACCGTAGCGGGGATAGTTGTGCTTCTCATATTCACGTTTGTTGGGGCTACTGGATACCTTCATTATATGGGCTGGCTTGATGTGCGGGATTATGTGCCGTGGTAATAGCAGCAATACATCACTTAGCTTACGCTTTAGTTTGGTTTCATTTCGTCAGGTCAGACCACTTACAGTATTATTATTTGGACACCTACCCTGACAAAAAAACGTGTTTGGTAGAACGAGATAAAGCCAAAATTTTAGTCACATCTAACGACATGATTATTGAGTGCATAAAACTGGATGGAATTGATTGAGGTCAAATGGAAACGATGGGTGATTTACAAAGACGGAAAGGTGGTTCTGCAAACCACCGACAAACGAGTAGCACTAAAGGTAATGAGCAATGAATGATTTTGAGAAACTAGACACAGACCAAAATGGCACACTTGATAAAGATGAGTTTGCCAAACTTGATGTGCTAAACAAACGCCTGACTATTCAAGACGCTGATGCCAAGCGCAATCTGGAGCGTAAGCTTGTAACCATGTCAGCCGTTGGTTTAGTCCTCTACCCTTTTATAATTCTACTGGCTTCAGTGTTGGGTTTTGACACAGCCGCAAGCCTAATCACAGACATTGCAAGCGTTTACGTTGTGGCAGCTTCCGGCACAGTCGTGGGCTACATGGGCGTCAACGCAATACGGGAGAAAAATCAATGATAGATAAATTAATAGAACCTGTTAGTGGCCTACTTGGAAAGGTTATAAAAGACAAAGACCAAGCTGCAAAGCTAGCACATGAGATTGCTACAATGGGCGAAAAGCACGCTCAAGAAATTGCACTTCAACAGATAGAAATTTTGAAACTAGACGCTAAAGGCAACTGGTTTCAAAGCTCGTGGCGACCCCTTGCGGGTTACGTCTGCGTGTTGGGCTTGGCTATCAATTTTCTAATCGCTCCCATTTGTGCCGGGTTTGGTATTTCCATACCCCAAGCAGATACATCTGTAATGATGCCATTGCTCTTAGGAATGTTGGGCATTGGGTCAATGCGTTCTTACGACAAACTTAAGAAAACGGATACAAAATAATGAAACAAAATTTTGAACAATCATTAAAAATGTTATTGCACCATGAAGGTGGATACGTAAATCACCCTGAAGACCCCGGCGGTGAAACAAACCTTGGGGTAACCCGTGCAGTATACGAGCAATGGGTGAATCGTCAGGTCATGGATGGAGAAATGAAAGAGCTTACAGTAAAAGATGTAGCTCCTATCTACAAGACAAACTACTGGGATAGAATAAGAGGTGATGACTTACCGTCAGGGCTAGATTTTGCAGCTTTTGATTGGGCAGTAAACTCTGGCACAGGTAGGCCAGCCAAGGTCATTCAGAAGTATATCTCTGCAAAACAAGATGGGGCTATAGGACCGAAAACCCTTGCACTTGTAGCAGAGAATGACCCGGCAAAGATGATTCAGTACTTGTACGAACAGCGTCAGAAGTTTTATGAACGGCTTCCACACTTTGACACATTTGGTAAGGGTTGGACTCGGCGCAATCAAGAAACTTTGAAAGCATCGATGGAGATGGCTAATGCGTAAGTTTGATAAGGTCGCCAAGGACAAGAAGTCTGGCTTGCCAAAAAAGTATGTTAGTGGCTCCAAGAACCCAGACAAAACTAGAAACGAAATCAAGAGGACAAGACGTTTGTATCTAATGGGCAAACTAACCCCTGCAATGATGGATAGAATTTCAAAGCAAAGGAGTAAAACCTGATGGCTAAATTTGATAGTATTCCCGGAGCAAGTAGGTTTTCAAAGTCTACTCTAAATAAAGTGTATCGTCGTGGCTTGGGTGCATTTTACTCTAGTGGTAGTAGACCCGGCCAGAGCGCACACAGTTGGGCGATGGGCCGGGTTAAATCTTTTGTTAGTGGTAAGGGTGGTGCGAGAAAAGCTGACAAAGACTTACTGTCATAAAACTCGCAGCCCTCGCTCTGTGTAAGGTAACACCTCAATGTAACCCCGTTGCTTCAGCCGGGTCATTATGGCCCAGCAAGCAGACTTGTGACGCTTGGGCAGTATTTCTCTGCCATCTATTTCACCCGCCGCTATCTCAGCAGTAGACGGATAAACACCGTAGGTTTTTTGATACGCAATCAAAAAGTCGTAAACCTGTTTCTGCTTTGGGGTCATTCCAAACTTATCACTTTTCATTGTTTTGCTCCTCAATGCTCAATCCTCTGTTATATGAAATGCGTTTCTCTTTAAGTTCTTTAGCCATGTCTTCAGGAATTATTTCAAATGTTTCTAAATTGGCTTGCTCAAGTGCTTTCATTTTGGTACGTTTTTCTGCCGGAGTAAGCTTTGAAGCCTTAACAACTTTCAATAGCAAATCATTATAAGAATCCATGTAATTAAGTGGGTCCTGATATATCGTTGATTGTTTGTTTGGAACAAAAAGCGTAAAGCTTTCTGCAACTATAGGCTCCCGTTTCTCCGGCACGACATTTTCTAGATACTGGTCAAAAATACTTGGCCCTTCTTTTTTTTCTGGAGCAAGTTCAGCTTCCTCAATCTTTGATTGCGTCAAAGTTTCTATTGTTGGTGGAGCCACAGCTTCTTGAGGTGGTGTTACATCTTTTGGCTCATCATAGTCTTGTGCCTCTTCAGCAGAGATAAGGCCGTGAATGACGTCAGGAAAAGCATCACGGATAGCGTTGCCTCTGGCCCGGTGCTGTAACATTCTCTCCGGATAAGCTTGCCATGTAGGTCTATTTGATAGCCCGGCTTGCTGTGCTTGCTTCATTGAGAAGGTTCTTTTTATCTCTTCAACACTACCGTCAGAGTGCTTACGCTTGATAATACAAGTAGCAACACCACCGTCTTGTTTTTCGTGTACGCCCAGACAACGACTGTCAGCACGCACCATTGCTAGTAAAGCGTCACCGTACAAACTGGGCTTACCATTTATTACCGCTATTGACTGAAGCGCCTGAAGCGGCGCAAGCCCACATTCTAAACCCCACTGGATTGCAACAAAACAGTTAGCGGGTTTGCCCTGATAATCTTTTGGAACTAAAATCGATTTGCTCAGTTCTGCTGCAAACAATTTCATTTCATCTATAGTAGTCGGCACAAGGCTTTGCCGAGTGGTTACAATACTATTCATTGCTTGTCTCCTTTATTGCGAAAGACACAGATTCATAGAACTCTCCCGTACCTACCTGTGTTTTTCTTTCCTTGGTTTGTGACGCCGCTTTAATTTGGAAGCCCGGTATCTTGGCGTACTCAACATCAAGGCTATCAAGACAGAGGATAATGTCCTCTTTCAGCTTGTCCTTCTCAGTCTTTGCCGCACGTTCTGCACCAGCCCACTTGAGGTAATCACTACAAAGCAAAGCCAAGTCCTGATTTGATTTCTCAAGATGATTTGATATGTCGTGATAAAAAGGTTTGTCGTCTTCATCTATGGGCGGGTACTCACCGTCTTCATCAACAAGTTTCCAAAACTCTGCATAACAGTCAGCCATAATTTCAACCATCATGGCATCCCATTCGACCGGGTAAAGGTGCAGCTTTCCACGCTGACACATACAAGCAATGATAGCCCATGACATTTCGGCACAGAACATCTGATGCATAACTTGTATTATCCACTCAGGTTTAGGTTTGTCGTTGTGATAGAAGTCAGTCTTTATCTCAACAATGCCTTGGCCTAGAAATGTAGCCTGACCACCGTCGTGTTTATCTAATGTTATGGGTTCAGACAGTTCAATTATTCTGTCGATGCTAGAGGCAATACCTAGACCTTCCTTGCGATAGGCTTCAGTAGGCTCAAACATAATTGCATCACCGCCTGACAAGCGTTCTATCTCTTCGTTAGCCCAACTTGCAACGCTTGGCTCAAGGTGAAAGCCACGACGTAGCGCACGTTCATTACGCACATCGTCTATGGTCTCTACCCCGGCACGGGCAAGTTTGTGTTTTTTTAGAACTTCATGCCTAGTTTGAAAGCTAGTTTTATGTAACACGATAGCACCAGCTTCAGAGCTACCAATTTCGTAGCCTGTCTTTGAAAATTTTGGCATGATTTAGTACCCCTGTGCAGCAGCACAATGGTCATCGAGGGCGCAACCAAACACTAAAATCCAGTACATACTGTATGCTAACAGTATCAACAGTATTGCTTCTATACAGACTGTACTGTACAGCCTAACCTGTCTATGCTGTAAACCTGTTTGGGCTGTTAACACTAAGATAATATATATTATGCGAATCCGATTAATACTTTCCCGCACATAATCCCTTATTTTATTCATTGTTCACTCCTTTTACACCCCGTGTATAACTGAAAAAGGGTTTCTTACAAACGTAAAACCTACCCTTTGGGGTCATTTTCTATTGAATTTGGACGTTCAAATAAGTCCTCACGAGCCGCAATTTCTTTCCAACCGTTGGTATTCTGGTAGCCATTTCCACCTTCATAACCGCCCATTTCTGCACCCCTTGTTCTTGGGTCCTCTGGAGTCATACTTGCGAACCGCAAATTTGCTGTTGTTATGGTCATCTGAGAATAAAGACATTTATCAGAATTTCTAAGCGTGTTAGAGTTTTTAATTCGTCTTAGCTCATCAACCACTGCGGAGAGTTCTTCGATGCTTTTAGTAAGATGGTCTATATGCCACATCGGTATGTCGAGCCTACGCTTAAAGCGCATAGTACCCTTACGGATGTTATACAAAGTATAGTTAAAACCCTTTCTACTGTATGCCGGGTATAACGTGCGTTTACTCATCGTTTACTCTCCTTCTTTTATATGTATCAGGAATGTTCATAAATAAAATACCAAGCTGTTGAGCATTTTTTGCCAAGTAACTTATCATTTTTTACACTCAGCGTGTTGTATTAAGCGTTGCAGTTCTTTGATAGATAAAGAAACTGTACGAATGTCTTGTTGGTCTAACTGATTGTAAAGCCATTTACCGTAATTTTCGTATGCTTTTATGAGTACATCGGCTGCACAGAAAGTTTTTTTATTCTTCTCTGTTTGTTGCGAAACAACTATCCAATTTGCATCAATACACTCACGAATCATTGTATCTAAACCGTTGCGAGAAATACGAAGTAACTTAATAAGTTCCTTATAAGTTACTGACTCCCCTTCGTAAGAGGCTCTAACCATATACATCATAAAACGACGTCGGTTTGCTGAAGAAAGCATATAATTTTTCATGTCACGCTCTGCTTTATTTTCAGTCATACGTGACCCTTCAGATATAGCAATTTCAACTGCTAAATTTTTATATGTCCATACTCGCTGTAGGTCTTCCAAAGTTTGCTGCATTGATTGCACATTAGGTTCTAACTTCATTGTTTTGCTCCTTTCATTCTCTTAATGTAATTGTTTACGCTCGACGCATACCACTCTGTATTCTTTCCCAAATCTGGATTGCGACGTTTGGTTGGTGTAGGTACTTCCATTCTGTTTAACTGTCGTGCGATTGCTCGTAAGCTGTGGCCTTGGTCGAGCATATTTTCTATTAAAGGCCATACATCTGCCGCTCGCTCGTCAGCTAGTTCAGTTTGACTTGCCCTACCCTTTGCGGCTGCATTGGCAACTGATGGGTGACCCATTTTAGTAATGACCCTACCCGACTTGCTAGTATAACTGCCCTTCTCTTTTATCTCAGCTTTAATACGGTTCATGGATGCCTTGGTTCTATCCCGTATCATTTGCCGTTCCATTTCATAGACCCCGGCAAGCAAGCCAATAGTCTTGTGGTCCATATTTGGATTATCCACGACAACAAGCTTGATTTTGCCAGTGCTTACCTCTTGGTCAAAGAAACGCATTGTTTCCCAAGTACGTCGAGACATACGGCTGAGTGAGTACACAACCATTGTTGCCCCGGTTCTACGGCAATAATCAAAGCACTTGTGCAGTTCTTTACGGCTGTGCCAATCGCTTGAGGCACTTACGCCCTCTTCTTTGAACCACTTGATAGCGTGGTCACCGCCATTGAGATAAGCTTTTATACCGAACATCTGGTTCTTAACATCTTGCTTATCTGTACTGACCCGAACGTAACAAGCGTACTTGCCTGTGTGTTCTACCCCGTGGTCAGGTCTAGTTTGAACTAATGTCATTGTATCCCCTTTCAAATATATATTATGCGAAAAGGAGCCGAAGCCCCTTTTACTCACCTCTCATTTCATCATAAGGAAGTTCACGCCAATCCTCACAGCTATCTAAGCCACGGTGATTTTTGCCGCCCATGTTACCGATGTTGATTGTTCCCCTTGCTATAAGGAACTTTAAGAAATGTTGGATTTCACTTTCGTGAAACGTTTGAACAAAACAACGCTTAGACTTTGTCATAACAACAAGGTCGGTATAATCAGATATACCAACGTGTTCTATTTCTTGAAGTTGCTCGCAATAAGTCTGTTCGTCTTTAACTTCGTAACCTATTTCGTTGCGCTCTCTGATGCTTTCTATGCTTTCCATAATTTGATTACCTTTCGTTTATACATCGTTCACCTATGCACACGCATATCATGTGTATATCATCTGTACAAGTGGAAAATGTAACATTTAATTTGTACGGGTAATTTTTATGCAAAAGTACAAAGCAAAAAAGGTAGAATTAGACGGTTATACCTTTGATAGTATGGCTGAAGCTAAACACTACTGGTTTGGAATAAAGCCAAGGCTTGAGGCCGGAGAAATAAAAGACTTGAGATTGCAGCCAGCTTTTCGCTGCGAAATAAACGGGAAACTAATATGCAAGTATCTAGCAGACTTTCAATACATGGACATAAAAGAGATAGGGCCACAGGGTCAACTCGGTTGCACGGTGGTCGAGGACGTAAAGGGGTTCAAAACCCCAGTGTACAGACTGAAGAAGAAACTGGTGGAAGCGATACACTTGGGAACAAAAATTATAGAAGTCTCACCGAGTTTGTATCAATCGAAAAAATACAACTTGCCATCTCACGCCATAGTAACATAGAGCCTGAAGTTTTAATTGGTAAATCCCGGCAAGGTGTTATCATTCCTTGGCGTCAAATGTTGTACACTCTAGCCTACGAGCTAACAGGTCATGGCTTTCCAGAGATAGGTCGCCAGTTAAACCGTGACCACACGACAATCCTTAACGGTATCAAGAGGTTCAACAAACTGTGCAACCAAAACCCAATGGTTTACAAAATATATAAAAGTTTGCGTGATGAACTGTCCAGAATGTAGCAACACAAAAACCGTCGTGCTGAACAAGTCACGGCGCAAAGATAAGATGCTACGGCTCTACTCATGCCCGGCGTGTAGCTCACGCTTCCAAACAAAAGAGATACTCCGGGATAAACCTGAAGACGAAACCTTTGAATTTAAACTTAAAGCTAATCGCAGAAAGTACGGGTAAACTATGTCTAAAATGTACAATCCGAATACCAACCCTCCGGCATATGAACACCGTCCACGTTACGCAGATTGGGCAGCCAAGAAAGCAGAAGGTGACCACTTTGAGCGTCGTGTACGCAAATACCTGACAAGCGAAGGGTACGAAGTCTTCAAGCCAAAAGACAATCACTACGACCTACGCCTGAATATAGACGTTCCCTTCTACGGCACACTGGCCCTAACAGGTGAGGTCAAGAACGACAAGCTGGCAGAATACTCAAGAAAGCTGGCACTGCAAACGTTCGACCACGGGCAACCGTCAGGCATACACCCAAAGGGTCCAAACCCTGACTTATGGTTTCATGGCGTGGGTGATGAGCTATTTATTATCAGAACGTCCATACTTCAGAGCTTGTGCGAAACCTACAGAACATCGTGGGGCGCAGATACCGTACAGATGGGCAATCCAGAATCCAAAGCGTCCGGGGTACTCATGCCAATCTCCGTAGCCAAAAACGTAAGAGGTGGACGATGGGTGAAACTATAACTTGCCCCTACTGCAAAGGCGAAGGTGAATACTATGGCGAGGTCGCAGTCGTAGACTACGTCAACGGCGGGTTCCTAGATGAACAACTGGTCGAGTGTGAAGAGTGCAACGGTTCAGGGGAGCTAGAACAAGACTGATGCTCAAGTCAGAACTCACACCAGACCCGGTACGCGACGCACCAGANGGTCACGGCGAAAACCAGTCACCCGGAGCATACTCAGCACTTCCGGGCAGAGCTATCGTAGACGAACGCTTCTACCAGTATCCCATGACAATGGTCGTCCTAGCTCATTGCTGTGGTCACGTTAACTACCATACAGCTATCTTTTGGGTTAATCAAAGCACCCTCGCCCGTCGCATGAATTGTACGCAGCAAGCTATCTCTCAGCATATGCGTAAGCTCGTACAATGGGGATACATAGAAAAGATACGCAAAGAAGCTCCCATCAGAGCATACGGGCGCAAAGGAGCCGCTTGGCGCGTTATCTACGACCCAAGAGTATCACTAGACGAAGCACTCGCCACAATACCGTCAGATGCAGCTACACCAGAGCAACAAGCAGAGGAGGCCAAGAAGACTATGGAACTCGCTACAAAAGGACCAAAAGGACAGAAGAAACGTACAAATAAAAACAAGCCCCAGCTTGTAGATGATGATGACAAGTACAAGCCCCAGCTTGTGCATAGCCACAAGGCCCAGCTTGTTCATAAAGACTTACATAGAACTATAGATAAAGAGATAAAGGATATAGATTGTAGACGATTATGCGAACGAATGAGCGACGAGATAATGAAAAGATATGGGAAGGGTTGGGTATACGATATGAGACAGATGGAGTTGGCAAGAGAACTGTACAGTCTTGGCTACACTGTCGATAGCTTTGGCAGAGAAGCCGGGTACGTTCTTGATTGGTTGGTAAAGAACAACAAGCAACACCCGGTATCGTTGCAATACTTCATAGCCAGAAAGCAGAACAACAAGAAGAACAAGACAGCAGAGGAGCATATAAAACATCTGACAAACAAGATGCGATTTAGGTAATTGTACAAATGGTAAAGGTTCGGTTACAGTTTGTACAACCCGCAAGCATAGGGGGGTATGCGTTATAAAAAAAGGCACCTTATGCCCCCCCGCCCCCTGTCACGTAGTATGGGGGTCACTCAAAAATATTTTGGACAAAAACGTGGAGAAGTAAATGGTTAAGAGAATGGAAATCAAGCAGCCGAGGGCTGGCAAGGAAGGTAAGACGTACTGGCATAAGGTTGGTGTTAAGTTTGTTTGGGATGATGGGAGGGAAAGTATCAAGTTAGATTCTTTGCCTTTACCGAATGAGAAGGGTGAGGTTTGGATGAACTTGTTTGAGACAGAGCCTAAAGAGGAAGGAGCTACGGGTACTTGGGATAAGCCTGAGGACACGGCTAACGATACGGACCCAGAGGATAAGCCTGATGAAATCCCCTTCTAGTAAGCCGAAAGTTCCTCGTGTTACGCCGTTTGCCACACGGGGGATAACGAAGCGGTTGCGTGGTTCTAAAATTATTTATGAACAGCGTGACGAGTTAGCGATGGACTTGTTGGGTTTGTATTCTGCGAAGGTGACCGATGTTGTAGATATTGTTCATCGTGAGGATGGGTCTACGAGTGTGGATTTGAAGGATGTGGGTGATATTCCTGAGAATGCTTTGAGGGCTATTCGTAAGATTAAGGTGACCCCTACTCGGCACGGTGAGCAAGTTGAGGTTGAGATGATTGATAAGGTGAGGATAGGTCAGATGCTGGCGAAGTCGGCGGGGTTACTGGATAACGAGAAGGAGATTGATAAGCCGGGTGTGGTGAGCATTGAGATGGTTATGCCGAAGGATGATGGGGATGAATAAAAAGAAATCAAAAAATTTTGCAGCAGATATTTCAGTGGATGAGATAAAAAAAATATTGAAAACGTACCCAAAAACCTCTCGTGAATATTTAAAAGCTAGTTTGCAAGCTCTCGTTTTGGTTGAGGTTTATAATTTTGGCAGAGAACCAAGTGAAAAGTTAGAGATTACTTGGAGTAAAGGTGATGAGTGAGATACCTAGCAACATGAAGCTGGACTTTTCTTCGTCGCCTACGATAGCGAAGTTTTTCAAGAGCAAGGGTTTTGTCCGGGGGATTATGGGGCCAGTGGGTAGTGGTAAGTCTTATGCTTGCTGTGCTGAGATTTGGCGTCGAGCTATTCAGCAGAAGCCTAGTCCTAGGGATGGCATTAAGTACACGAGGTTTGCGATTGTACGGAATACCAACCCTATGTTGAGGACGACGACGTTGAAGACTTGGTTGGAGTTGATGCCTGAACACGTTTGGGGTCCGGTGAAGTATTCGCCGCCTATTGTTCATCATATCAAGTTACCGCCCCGTGATGGTGCGGCTGGCATTGACTGTGAGGTTATATTCTTGGCTTTGGATGACCCGAAGGATGTGCGGAAGCTGTTATCTTTGGAGTTGACGGGAGCTTGGGTGAATGAAGCTAGGGAGTTACCGAAAGCGGTTATTGATGGATTAACGCATAGGGTTGGTCGTTTCCCGACCAAGGCTGACGGTGGACCTACTTGGCACGGAGTTATCATGGACTCTAACCCTATGGACGACGACCATTACTGGTATCGTTTGGCTGAGAAAGAAAAGCCTAGAGGTCGGTATGCGTGGGATTTTTTTAAGCAGCCCGGTGGTGTGTTAGAGGTTAGCATTGATGAATTGCCTGACCAAATGCCGGAAGCTCAAGGGTTTATTCATCAAGCGGGTCGCTGGTGGAAGACAAACCCCAAGGCTGAGAACGTCAAGAACCTACCTACGGGATACTACGAGCAGCTTCTAGGAGGTAAAAACCTTGATTGGATTCAGTGCTATGCTCAAGGCAAATACACGTTTGTTCAGGAAGGTAGACCCGTCTGGCCTGAGTACAACGATAGTTTGATGGCGGCTGACATAGAGCCTGACCCGGAGTTGCCTGTTCATGTAGGCTTGGACTTTGGGCTAACCCCGGCGGCTATCTTTGCCCAAAAAATGCGTAATGGTCGGTGGCACGTTCTGCATGAGCTTGTTACGTTTGACATGGGGCTGAATAGGTTTGCGGAGATGCTCAAGAGCGAGTTGGAGTCTAGGTTTCCTAGATACGAAACTCTGATATGGGGTGACCCGGCTGGTATGCAGCGTGACCAGATATTTGAGACTACGGCGTTTGACCATCTTAAAACTTTGGGGTTGTTGGCCCGACCTACGGCAACCAACGAGTTTAGAACCCGGCGTGAAGCCTTGGCGATACCTATGGGTAGGTTGATTGATAGCAAGCCCGGTTTTTTGATTAGTCGTAAGTGCAATCGGTTACGCAAGGCTTTGGCTGGTGGGTATCACTTCAAGCGTGTGGCGATTGGAGCCGGGCAAGAACGCTTTAGAGATACGCCCAACAAAAACGAACATTCGCACGTTGGGGATGCGGCGGGGTATTGTTTGCTTGGCTCTGAGCATAGGATTATGACCAAGGCCCCTACCCGTGGTCGTGTAGCGACGACACAAGCTAAAGTATTAAGCTTTGATGTATTCGCTAACTGAACTCAACCAGATGATGCCGTTGGACTATCCCCGGCACAAACTGGTTGATTGGTCACCCGCTCACTACCTGATGTGCGACCTCAACGATTTTGATGAAGACTTGGCTAGGTATCACGACGATTACCTATCTGTTCTTACGCACTATGCGAACTCTGGGGTTGCCTACACCGGGATTGGTGAGGGCGTGGTCTATGCAATGTTTGGTGTTTACAAATATTGGAAAGGCAGCGCAGAAGCTTGGCTTATTCCTAGCAAGCACATAGGGCGAAAAACAATTTCTTTTCACCGTACTGCTTTGCAGTTTTTTGAGCTTGCCGCCAAGCAAATGCAGATAAAACGTCTACAGTTCACCATTCATTCACACAACGTTCGTGCAGTCAAATGGGCTGAAAGATGTTACTTTGAATACGAGGGAACCATGCGGCGATATGGTCCTGATGGCAATGACTATAAAATTTATTCGAGGTTATTCTAAATGGGCGGTCTATTCAAAAAACCTAAAGCTCCACCACCTGACCCCAAGATTGAAGAAAATCTACGGGAACAGGAGTTAGCAGCAGAGCAAGAGCGAATTGTAACCGGGAAAAAACTGGCAGCACAAGCCAAGTCTAGGGTCCGAGGTGGTAGAAGGGGTTTGATGGCTGAAGGTGTAACTGCTGGTACGCTGGGTCGAGATACTGGGTCGGCAACGGGTACGCCACTACAAACGACGTTAGGACGTAACCCTAGGTCCGGCTGATGAAGAAATATATTCGCAACCCAAGACACACGGAGGTCCATGATGTACGGGGCAAAAAAAGGCAAGAAGCCATTAAGCAAGAAAATGAACAGCAAGATGACGAATCTAAGGAAAAAGATGGCGACTAAGTATGGTAAAAGAGGCGCATCAAAATCCTGAAGGTGGTCTGAATGACGAGGGTCGTAGGCACTTTAAAAGAACTGAAGGTGCTAATCTCAAGCGGCCTCTAAGAACAGGCACAAGTCCGAGGCGGGTTTCATTTGCGGCAAGGTTTGCTGGCATGAAGGGGCCAATGAAAGATGAACAAGGTAGGCCAACAAGAAAGGCTTTAGCATTAAAACGTTGGGGCTTTGGCAGTGTAGAAGCTGCTAGAAATTTTGCGAGAAGGAATAGGCAGGCATGAGCAACTTGACCGACAGACAAAAAGAAACCTTAAAAAAACATAAAAAGCATCATAGCGAACGTCATATGCGAATGATGCGAAAGCTTATGAGGGATGGCAAAACTTTCACTCAAGCTCATAAAGTTGCACAGAAAGAGGTGGGGAAATGAAAAAGCCATTTGATAAAAAGGCAATGAATAAAATGGTTGGCAAGAAAGCTGATAAAATTATGAAAGAAGGTAAAGCCAAAAATAAAAAACAAGCTTTTGCCATAGCCTACGCAACGCTTGGAAAAAAATCATAAAATGTTAGACGTTAAAGAAATAAAGAAACGCTACAAGAAAGCGGCAACTCACAAGGACCAATGGCGTTCTATATATGAAGAAGCCTACGAGTATGCCCTTCCTATGCGTAATCTTTACGACGGTTACTACGAGGGCAACGTTCCCGGTCAAAATAAAATGAAAAGAGTGTTTGACAGTACGGCAATACACTCAACGGCCCGGTTTGCTAATCGGATACAATCCTCCCTGTTCCCCCCACAGAGACCGTGGTGTAGATTAGAACCGGGCCTAGAAATACCTGAAGAACAAAGAATAGAAGCTCAACAAGCGTTAGATTTTTACTCTGAAAAAATGTTTGGTATTATGGCGCAGTCTGGTTTCGACCTCGCCATTGGAGAGTTTTTGCTAGACTTAGCTGTTGGCACAGCAGTGATGCTAATCCAGCCGGGCGATGAAATAACGCCTATAAGATACACGGCTGTTCCCAGTTATCATATATCTTTTGATGAGGGGCCAAACGGTCAAGTTGATACGGTATATCGTAAGTTTAAACGTCCTTTTAATGTTATTCAGAGAGAATTTCCTGACGCAGAAATTCCTGACCATATTATAAAAAAATATGAAGACGATGTAACAGAACCCCTTGAAATGATTGAGGCAACCTACACAATAGATAATCAAATTCATTATTGTGTTATCACAGCAGAGGAAGACTTCAAACTCGTACATAGAGAACTAAAGTCTTTTCCTTGGGTTATCTCCCGATATATGAAAGCCAGTAACGAACGGTATGGTCGTGGCCCCGTGCTATACGCCCTACCTGACATTAAGACATTAAACAAAGTTGTTGAATTAACTCTAAAAAATGCCAGTATAAGTATTGGTGGAGTGTTTACCGCTGTAGATGATGGTGTCTTAAATCCCCAGACAATTAGCATCGTTCCCGGGGCGGTAATAGGCGTTAGCTCGAACGGGGGTCCTCGCGGTCCTTCTTTGCAACCTTTACCTCGTTCGGGCGACGCCAACCTAACACAAATCGTTAGCAATGACCTACGAATGAATATTAAGAAAACATTGCTAGACGAAAGCTTGCCGCCCGACAATATGAGCGCCAGAAGTGCGACTGAGATTGTTGAACGTATGAAAGAACTATCGCAGAATTTGGGGTCAGCGTTCGGGCGGCTCATCAGCGAGACCATGTTTCCAATCGTTCGACGAACCCTAGAGCTTATGGATGAAATGGGTGAGATTGAATTACCGTTAAAAATCAACGGCCTTCAGGTGAAAGTCGTGCCAGTGTCACCTTTAGCTATGGCTAACAATGCTGAGAAACTAAACGAGGTTATGCAGTTTATGCAGATATCTCAGATGATGGGGCCACAAGGTCAAACCTTAGTTAAAATGGATGCCGTAGGTGATTACATAGCTGACCAGCTAGGTATCCCAGCAAAACTTAGAACGACGCCGCTTGAGCGTCAGCAGATGCAAGAAGAGATGATGCAGATGGCACAGATGGCGGCGCAACAACAAGGCGTCTTGCCGCCTGAAGGTGAACAGGAACAAATGCAATGAGCCAAGCAGAGCGTATTCGTAGCATAAACTCACCGGGTTGGGATGGTGTAGACTCAAGCGTTACGCATTTAGAGTTACCTAATACGTCAGCGCAAAGAGATTTAGATATTCAGTACAAACGATGCTTTGATACTGAAGCCGGGAAAAAAGTATTAGAAAATTTACGGGCAATAACTATCGAGCAACCCGCATGGATACCCGGCGCAGACCCTTCTTTTGGATACGCACGGGAGGGGCAGAATAGTTTAGTGCGTGAAATTGAACAGAGGATTAAGAGAGCAAATGAGCGACAGTGACAACCAAGAAGTCGAAGGAACAACCGAGGAAGTATCGGCTCCTGATGGCTTGATGGCCGCTACAGCTTTAGAAGAAGAAAAAGCCGTAGAAGAAGGTGAAACTATTGAGCATCGTGCAGATGCCGAAGTAGAAGACCAGCCCACAGAAGAAGAAATTTTTGAGCGTCCTGAGTTCATACCAGAAAAATTTTGGGATGAAAAAGAAGGGCCAGACCTAGAAAAGATGATGAAGTCTTATGACGAGTTAGAAAAAAAATTTTCACAAGGTCAGCACAAAGCACCGAAAGAATATAACACAGAAGTGTTAACGGAAGCCGGATATGAAGCTGATGACCCTATGGTAGAAACTTTTTTAAACTGGTCACAAAAGTATGCCATTAATCAGGCGGCATTTGATGAGCTTGCAACAAATATAACAGCTATGGCGGGTGAGGACATGGCGGCGTTAGAATTAGACATAGAAACTGAACGCAAAGCTTTAGGGCCAAACGCTGACGCTATACTAGCTTCAAATATTAAATGGGCAGATAGTTTACAGACAAAAGGCTTAATTTCTGAAGAAGAACGAAAAGAACTTTCTATTTGGGGTGGCTCTGCTATTGGTCAACGTCTTATGCAAAAAGTACGTTCTATGACAGGTGATATGTCGAAAATCCCGGTAGCAGAGGTAGCAGATGCCGGAGTCAGCGAAGAAGACTTTAAGCGTTCTATGCAGAGTAAAATGGCAGACCCACGTTACGGGAATGACATGGCATACACTCGCGGAATAGAAAAGGAATTTGAGAAAAGATATCCCGCATAATGCCTGTGGCGTTATACTTCGCCTAACTGCCCCCGCTTACTCCTTTTGGCGGGGGCTTTTTTGTACAACCGCAATATGTATGGTATAAAGTATTTACAAGCTACAGCTTGTAGTATATCCTATGTGTGACAGATAACCTTATGGCCTGTCTGGTTTAGAGAAATCTAACGGGCGTGGACGTATCCACGAAGCCAGAGGCCGGAACTCCCGACAACCTATCAAGGCGACAAATTTAACTGGTTCAATAATAGGAGCTATAAATTATGTCTACGAACCTTAGTCCGGCGTTCGTTCAGCTATTTGAAGCGGAAGTACATCAAGCCTATCAAGGTGCTGCTGTTCTTCGTGGTGCTGCACGAACCCGAAATGGTGTGACGGGAGACACCGTAAAATTCCCGAAAGTTGGTAAAGGAACTGCAACGGTTCGCGTTCCCCAGACCGACGTAACTCCAATAAACGCAGCCTTCTCACAGGTCTCCGTTAGTATGCAAGATTTTGTGGCTAGCGAATATTCTGATATATTCAATCAGCAAAAAATTAACTTCGATGAGCGTCAAGAATTAGCGCAAGTCGTGGGTAATGCTATCGGACGTCGTGAAGACCAAATAATTATTGATGCACTCAATGCCGCTTCAGCCGGTTCTACAGTTGCTAAGACTGTGGTGACGTCTGGTTCAGCAGCAGCATCAAACCTTAATGTTGGTAAAATACTAGCTGCAAAAAAAGCTTTGGACGCGAAAAACGTTCCAGCAGCAGACCGTCATTTTGTAATCCATGCTAATAACCTAGCTGGCTTGCTTGGTGATGAACGTGCAATTTCGAGTGATTTTCAGACTGTGCAAGCCTTAGTAGGTGGAACCGTCAACCAAATGCTCGGGTTTACCTTCCATATTGTAGGTGACCGAGATGAAGGTGGTCTACCGTTGGCTAGCAGTGACCGTACTTGTTTTGCTTTCCATCGTTCAGCAATCGGTGTTGGTGTTGGTATCGCTCCAAAAACAGAAATCAACTACATCCCTGAGAAAACTTCTTTCTTAGTGACAGCAATGTTGTCAATGGGTGCTGGTGCAATCGACGTTGACGGTATCGTTGATGTTGTCTGTGAAGAGTAAGGAGAGATAACATGGCATTTGCAAGCACAGGTTTTTCCGCTTTAGGTGGTCAAAGTATGAAGGGTACGGTTCCCGCACTCTACTGTTATACCACTACTGACGCACATACAGTTGTAG